ATACTTCATCAAACTTCCAGTTTGTATAAGCACCTGAACCGTTGTCTTCAAATACAACTGGTGTAGGTACAGCTTGTTTCGAGTAATAAATTCCAGCGCAAGCCGCCACATCCGGTCTATCCTTCATTGCATGAAGTAACTTTTGGACAGCATAGTTTGGAGGTAGAACATCGCTATCTACAAACCACAGAAGTTTGGCATTCTTCATGGCATATTCAGCAATTGTTTCTCTCGCTTCGTCTACACCTTTACCTTCTATTGAAGCGTAGTCCAATGCCATGTTCATAGGATATTGTTGAGAGGCTAAGTTGATACCCCACCTCACTGTTGTTAGTTTCCCACAAGCGGGTACACCAACAACTAAGTGGGTAGAGCCGAATCCGACAGGGAGATCCATTGAATAAGCTCCTTAATGCCCAAGTATAAGTATACTTGGTAGAGACTTAGAAAGAAAAGGTGAGGGCGGACAGGGACGCCCTCACAGTTATTCAGCGAAGTAGATTGTAGCGTTCGCATCCAAGGTATACGCAGGAGATAGTGCGTTAACAAGTAAACCTGCGTTAGCAGTTGCCGGACAGATGAGTTCACCTCCCGGAGCTGCTACCCAACGGTAAGTAGCACGAACGTTCAAACCTACCTGAAAGACAGTTACACCTACAGAAGGTTGAGTAGTCCACGCACTCCCCGATGAGGAAGTGGAAGCGGCGTCAATTGAGTCCAAAGGACTCGGGGTTACAGAGGTGCAGGAAGTACCTGCAGTCATTGAGGTAGCACGACTGACAGAGAGAGTAATAACACTGTCAGAAGGAGTGCCAATAGTTCCGAATGTAAAGTCGTAAATATAGGGGCGGATAGCAACAGTAGAAATTAGCGAAATCACTCCTTTAGCAGAAGAGGTCATCGCTCCGCCACCCATACTTCCGTTTGCTTCATACCGTCTGTACATTGTTTCTCCTTAATTCAGGAAGTTTTTGAGTGACAGGAAGTAGCAAGGTATTCTCCTGGAGTTTTTATTCCTGCCGAGTAGTGCGGTGAATTTGGGATTGCACCTCACACCCCCTGTCGTAGGCGTTTATACTACTCGGCAGGAATTATCTGAGAATGTTTCCTCAGAAGCTTCAGGAAAACTTTTTACTCTTGCTCTGCCTTTTTCAACACGGCATTGAAGATGCTGGTGAATACACGACGTAGCAGTTTGCTTTTCTTTGTAACTTCAGCAACTGCTTCGCCATGCATACGATACAACCCAACAACTGCTTTGCCAAGTCCGCTCTTGCGCTCCCAAGAGAGCAGGTAATTGCGGACTTTGTTGACACGAGGACCGGTGACGAAGTCCTCATTGAAGACTACCGCTGCGATCCAGCAAGGAGCAACGAATGGACCAATACCAGTACGGATAGCAGAAATCCACGGCACATAGTGTGCAAGAACTTCATGCACATACGTACCATAGGTCCACTCGCGAGTGATAATCGGCCATTCAATAGAATAGTAATCTCGTTGTGTCAGGAATTCCCTAACAGCAGGAATACGGCTATGCGGGTAGGGGTTAGTATTGATATCATAGTACATCGTACCGGCAGGCATCATCGGGTGGATCCTGATAGGAATTACCGATCCGCCTTCCGGATTGATTGAGTACTTTGATTTGTAACCCGTAACAATGAATCCACCAGTTAACCCATTACTCTGCTGCCCTTGGGTATACTGGAAGATATAACTGTTAGTACCGGTTGAGCTATATAGAATAGCACTATCCAGTGCTTGGCGTACGTCTGCCGAACACCAGATTGCATCAGGCTGTGCCTGATAGTTATTCCATAGATAGGCAAGGTCAGTCTCAACTTCCTTTACTTGCCCGTTACCGACAGGAGTAAGAGTACCATACCCCATGTCATTCCAGTAACCATTCTTGAAGGCATAGGTTAGCAAGCCATCAAAATCAGTTGTCTGGTAGCTGTTATCAGTACTTAACCCAGCCGCGTTGCCGAGTTGAGTTCCCGCTGCCGCTGCACCAGCTACCCACTTAGGAGCAGAGGTAATAGCAGCAAGAGTTAACTGACCGATGGTCGGGGTCTGCGAAGAGCTGGCATAAAGATACCACGCGTAGCCGACCGCACCTTTAACAGCCGCACAGGTAAACTGCACCCACTTCGCAGTGGCGTTTGTCTGTGAGTTGTTAGAGACGTTAGAGATAGCTGAAGTACCTCCAGCTACTGTCAGTGTAGTGCCATCAACGTTAGTACGAGTAGAAGTAGGAACAAGACCAGCAGCGACAGTAGGAGGAGCACTGTAGCCTCCCTGACCTCCGGGGTTCATGCCCATACCGGTGATTGCAACTACGGCTGCCGAGACGTTAGTGTTAGCAGCAAAACCAGCAGTTGCCGGAGAGTTGAAGGTATCGGAAGTTACAAGCGCGCCAGTAACGTTAGGAGCTTGCCCAAGAGCAAATCCAAGGTTGCCAGTAGCAGTACCCGAGTTCCCCAGAAGAGTAATCATTTCCTCTTGTAAGCGGAGGCTAGCAAGGTTACGGAAATGTTCGTCTGCCAGGTTGTCGGTGTACCCTTCACCTGCCCACTGAGAAGTGAAAGTGTTTCCACCTTCAACGCCCAGCTCTTTGTAAGTAGCTAGGTAGTCAATCTCATCAGGGGTGCGGGTTGCGTTACGCTGTCCTTCCTGAACACCAGCATAGGTATAAGTGCTGTTCGGGTTACGAGTGGCCTTCCAGTGCGCTACTGTACCTACGCCAGCATTAACTTTTCCTTTACGTCCAATCATCTGGATGAAAGGAGTTAACAGCGGGAATAGGAAGTAAGCCGGACCACGAAGGTCATAGAAGTTAAATCCTACCCATGTTCCTAACCCGGGAGGATTTGTTTTGAGTAGTTCTTGTCTTGCATCTGACTGAGCCTTCATGTAGGCGCGATTAGCGGCTACAACAAGAGGATGATCCATCCTCCATCTTTTAGACTCGTCAGGATGCAGAGGGCGCAACTCTCTTACTCGCGTCATGAGGTCCTTAATGTCAGGCTGTTCAAACGCCTTCGCTAAGGCTGCACGCGCCATAAGAGTATGCTGTGCATAGGTTTCCGGACTGATTCGCATTTCTTTATTTCTCCTGAAAGAAAAGAGATTTTTAAAAAGTAAGATTTAAGCTAAAAATCTCTTCTGACAGGAGGGAAGAGATTTCCTAAACTTTCCTACTTAGTCGATCTTTAGCATATCCTGAAGGCCGATGTCCACTTTGGAAAGATCAATCGGTCCTTCCTTAGCAGTAGAGGTAAGTTTAGGATCACGCGGAACGGGGAATGTACGGATTTCACCCGGTACAGTTGACTGCCCGAGCTTCTCAAGCATCTTTCCAGCGATGGCTTCATCAACCTTTTTGCTGAAATCGCCTGAGTTGAGAACACGTTCAAAAGCAGAGTTAACAGCTTCAGTCAACTTACTATCCAGTGCTTTACGAACTGTCTCCTGGAAATCAGTATCAGAAGTTGAAGGACTACCCGTTACTGCTGCTTTAGTAGTATCTGTAGTAGTAGCAGTAGTCGCGGCAGCAGCGGCAGTAGTTGTGGTTGCTTGAGCTGCTGAAGTAGTTACAGCAGGTGAAGCTTCAGGCATAATGGTCTCTCCGAAAAGTTCTGCGACTTTCATATGATCGCCACTCGCGCATGCTTCAGCCATCTTATGGAGATGCTCGGCATGAGCAGAATGGTGTTTGTGTAGATGTTCATGGTGTCCAGCCATTGCTTTATGGAAATGATGTGATGCTTTGTGGTGCTCTTTGTACGGATCATCTCCTCCAGCTTTTCCAAGCATAGCCTCATGATGCTCGGCATGTGCTTTGTGGGCTTCATGCATCTTAAGATGAGCAGCCGCCATTTTTTCGTGATGGTGTGCCGCCTTCTTAAAGTGCCCGGCAAAGTGTTTCATTTCTTATAACCTCCAAAATTATGCTATTTTAAAACCTGCATGCTCTTCTTCCACTTGTTCTTCGGTGTAAGCAAGTAAGTTGTTTAGAAGAGACATGTACGCTTCCCTTACATCATCTGTAACAGGACTATCATCTCCTTCTTGGTCACGTTCCATATCCATGGCAAGATGGAGAAACTTTAAATCTTCCAAAATACTGGCAAATCGTGCTACGGTATACAACCCTTTGTTTAGCATTCCATAGGCACGATTGTTTATTGCATCTACTAATGCTGTATTAAGGAACTCTCCGATTACGGCTGCTTTCTCGGAAGGAGTATCCATCCCTTCCTGAGCATAAACTTGTTTTAATCGCCTTATGGCTGCTTGCTTATTCGGCCCTTGGTATTTATTTCCACGGTATCCTCCGTGAAGTGCGGCCCATGCTGCTCCCATAAGACGATGGTTTGGTTTACCCGATTCATCGGTATAAGGTAGGTGTTTCTCACCACTTACATTAACGAGATATTTCACAGCTTTACTCGCTTTCGCACTGGAACACTTTGTTTCGCCTGCACATGCTCCACAATTTCCTCCCTTACAATTCGGACAAGAACAGGTACAAGGAGGAGCTACATTTGTTGGTTGTTGTATTTCTGAATTTATCTTTCCCGATTCAGAAGGAATTTGTTCAGGAGCATTACTCTTAACGAATTTCCTTACCTCTACTGTTCCGTCAAGTTTGATATAGTCAAAATGAGCATCAGGTAGACATGGAATATCAACTAAACTACATTCAACAGGTTTAGCTGTATAGCGAGTAAGATCACCATCTTTCCACCGCTTGATGTATTTCCCGCCCTGACTAAATCCTGTGTAAACTCCCTCTTCAACCTTCTTCCATTCATTATCATCAACTACTTTGAATCCCATGTAAATCTGTTTCTGCTCATCACGGAAGTCAATTGAAATTCCTTTACCTGCTGCCACTAAACCATGCATCACCCTAAGAGGAAAGATGTTCTTTCCATCTGTTGCTTTGCTCATTTCCTCTACAAGAGCTTTATAATGAGGTACTGTACTTTCATAATCGCAGACTTCATTATCGCGGTCAGGAGTTTCAGCAGTCACTACACCCCAAACTTCTTTCTTAACTGCATCTACCTTAACTAGCGGGAAAAAGATGTTTACATCTTCTACTCCCCTAGTTATTTCGGTTGATTTGAACATTTGTATCTCTCCTTACCTTTCGGAGAATGGCT